CTGTCTTTACTTCCATAATCCGCCATTGGATAACTCCTTTATTAGTTAAGTGTTGCTTAAATGTATGATAATTGCTGCGCTTTGTCAACACTACCTAAACATGATACCCGGCCGCGAGTGATCCCAAAATATATCCGGCGGTCAGTGGTCCGCATTGCGCCAAATTTCCACAGATCTCCACAGCCGGCAAAATCTCCGAGGGTCGACCATTGGATAAGATATCCACTGTCTCAAAATGATACGATATACCAAGGCCAGAAATTGGCCCGCGACGTACCCTGTCTCTAAATTTTTTTTTACCCTTTTTGTCAACACTTTGAATTGTGTATTATCTGTCGCTTTATGAATAAGGAATGGCATAATCTCTCGGATGCGGATGCCACTTTATTAGAAGATGCTATAATACAAAGTGAGCAATTCGCTACCAAACTTGCGATATTTCGCAGTGCACTGGTTCCCCCGGAACAGCGCTGGCTACAACTGAACGCCCACGAGATCTATGACCAACTAAGCGCAAGAGAATTAGAGGTCTTCAAAATGAGAACATTACAACATACTTTCCCAGTGATAGCAGATGCCTTGGATATCAGTGTATCCAGTGCAAAGACCTACTGGCGACGCTGCTTGGCCAAGTGCACCAAGTCATTCATGTCACCCAATGAGGTAAGTAGTGATGGGTAAGAAAATTGACATAGATGCTGAGAAGGTAAGAATGCTTGCCAGCTTCGGCTGCACGTACATGGACATTGGAAAGTACTATCAGTGTAACGAGAGCGTCATCCGCAAGCGGTTCAAGGCTGAATTCGAGGGCGGACAGGAAGACCTCAAGCTATCTCTGCGCAAGAATCTCATCAAAATGAGCCTAGAAGAGCAGAACACAGCTGCATCCATATTCTTAGCAAAGAATTACCTCGGCATGTCCGACAAAACTGCGATAGACCTAACTGGAAACATTGAAAGCGTACTTAAAGAGTGCGGTTTTGAGGACAATCCACTTGATCAAACAAATACTGAACAGGCAGAAGCTATGGAAGCTCTTGGGGTATCAACCGACCCCACATCAGCTGGCCATACATAATAGCAAAGCTCGATTTCGCGTATGTAACATGGGCCGCCGTAGCGGCAAGAGCTGGATGGCAGCTCACGAGATCATCCCATGGTTACTCACACCCAACACACGTGGCTGGATCGTAGCACCCAATTACAACCTTGGCCAAAAGGTTGCTCGTGAAGTAAAGCGCATCATCATTCGCGAATTAAAGCTACCAGTAGAATCCAAGAAAGAAATTAGTGGCGATCTATACTTCATGCGCCTATCCGGACTTAACTCAGAAATAGCGGTACGTTCCGCGGACTCCCCGGAAAGTCTTATCGGAGAGGGTGTAGATTATTTAGTAATAGACGAGATGGCGCTTATAAGCCGCCAGACCTATGAGATGTTCTTGCGTCCCACATTAGCGGACAGGCAAGGTTGGGCGTTATTTTGCTCCACTCCACGTGGATTTAATTATTTTGAGCAACTCTTTCGTTATGGAAAGGACAAGAAGCACCCGGATTGGGAAAGTTGGCAAGTCCCAAGCTGGGAATCTCCATTCTTCAAGGATGACATAGAGCAACTAAAAAGGACATTGACACGTGAGACATTTCTACAAGAAGTTGGCGCTGAGTTTACAAGCTTTGCGGGAAAAGTATACCCATTCGACCGTTTCATCCAGGTCAAGGAGCACCTCAAGTATGACCCAAATCTTCCCACATACGTGGGTATCGATTTCGGGTTCAGAGCAAGCTGTGCAGTGGTCCTACAAGTACGATACCACCATGACGGAACCTCCGACATTCACCAGATCGACGAGATATTCCTTGAGAACACCAAGACGGAAGACCTAGCCAGACTCATCAAGGGGTTACCGTATCATATCACGGCTTACTTTGGTGACCCAGCGGGATCTGCCACCAATCTGCATACTGGACTCTCAGATTTTCAGGTCTTTCAAAAGAATTACGGAATGCGTGTCCAGTACAAGCGCGACAAGACCACCCGGGACGTGGTCAATGGTGTATCTCATGTTAGGAGATGGTTTGAGGATGCGAACGGTGACCCTCATTTTTGGGTGGCCAAGCGTTGTAAGGCATCCATTCAAGCATATGAGAATTACCGATACCCAGCTCATAAGGAGGACCAGCAATTAAGAGAGATGCCATTGAAAGATGGGCGAAACGATCACATTGCAGACGCGCTCAGATTCGCCATATGTAACCTTTTCCCTATAAGAAGTAGAACAGCGGGTGTAATCGATTGGTAATATTACAAGATCTATCTGAAGGCGCGATTCAAGCGTCCTTACAGGAACATTTAAGCTACATAGAAGATGAGCGCACCAAAGAGCGTGACTACATGCTTGATTGGTATGAGGGTATCAATATTGATACATACGTTTCACACTATTTTAGCAGAGAGACCATGCGTCAGGTTCCGGTCATGCATCAAAACTTGACCAAACGTATTTGTTCCTTGCGAGGGATGACATACAAGCGCAGTCCAAGACTTGGAACATCTGACTCATATAAGGATATGATAGATGGCTCTAGTTTACACTCACAACGGAGAATGTTGGAGCGTTTGACCTTTTTACTAGGTACGATGGCATTTCGTAGCTACTGGGACGAATCAGTTGGTAAGGTCAAGTATCAGACCCTCTCACATTTCACACCACTATTTCTTGCTGGCGATAGCCGTGATGAGCCTGTAGGTGTGTGCTACCCCATAGAATACCAAGGGAATGCCAGAACAGATCGTCCTGTGCACGCGGTATGGACCGCAGATAGGCCCGGCGCACCCGGTATGCATTATTTGGTCGATGACCATGGTATGAAGATATCGGTCAATGAGCAAGACCGTAATCCGTATGGAGTATTGCCAGTTACCTTTGTGCATCGTTACCCACCGGTCCGAGACTTTTGGTCCGGAAGTGGCGCAATGGATGTGGTCTCTGTGGACTTGGCCGTTAACGTGGCGCAATACGAATTGAGTCTTTGTTTACGTTACGGCGCAATGGGAATCAAATATCTTACCAACATTGATGATGCATCGCGCGTAGAGATTGGCGTTGATAAAATTTTGTATTTACCACAGGACTCGGATCTCCGAGTAACAAGTCCCGGTGGCAGTCTCACAGACATTATCGAAGCCACAAGATTCCTAGTGGAATCCTGTTTGAACAATAACCACATCCGGGCAAAATACGCTCGTAACGATTCGGGCAATGCGCCATCCGCCGCAAGCTTGGCCATCATTGAAATGGAGAATTTAGATGAGCGAGCTGCGCAGACCGAGGACACTTGGAGACCTTGGGAGCATCGTAGATATGAAGTGGACCGAAGAATTCTGCAAGTTGAAACCAATACCGACCCCGGACCTGACTACTCTGTTGATTTCCTAGAGCCTAACTACGCACTGACACCCGAATCAGAGATCGCGCTATGGTCATTTTACTTTGATCGTGGCCTTGCGACTCCTGAGATGTGGTTCCTGTACAAGAATCCCGATGCTTCGGAAGAGGACAAACAGGCATTCCAAGAACAACAGCAAGCAAATCAAGAAGACCAACAACCACAAAATCGTCTACTGAATAGACTACAGAGTTAGTCATGGCCGTCATAGATGACGCTATTTCTAAGTATCTAGAGTCTTTGGGAGTTGCTGAAGATGAATTTATCAAAGACGTTAAGCAAATGGAAGAGGATGGCCTATCTGGAGAGGAAATACTGGCAGCTCTCGCTGCGCTTAATGTTGCGACCTACTTTATTGAAGATCTGGGCATGGCTGCCGCCATCAACACCCAAATGGCTTACACGGAAACTCTTCTTGATGATCTGCCGTTTTTTGGGACTGTCACCGAAACACAGCTCGTGGCTCTCCAAAATATCCAAAAGTCATCCATTATAAAATACACTGAACATCTAGGTGATCTGGTCCGACAAGAGGTCGTGACCGGTACGCAGCTGGGTCTTTCAGCTGATGATATAAAGGATAGGTTGGTCCGATCGATCAATGTGGATAGAGTGGACAATGTCATTGGCACGACGATGACAAATTATCAGCAACAAGTGATATTTGCCATGGCAGAGGACTCTCCTGTAAATCAGCGTTATGAGTATAGTGGTCCATTAGATAATAAGACACGTCCTTTGTGTCAAGAGATCATTGCAGCGCAACCTTTGACCAGACAGCAAATTGAAAACCTTTTCCCCGGGTGTTTTATGGACAGGGGTGGCTACAACTGTCGGCATTTGTGGATACCAGTGTCGTCTGATAGTGAATATAAGGAAGACCGTGCACGAGCGCGCAACAACATACAGAATAAGAAAAAGACCGGTAAATATCGTAAGCCGGAAACATTGAAGCAGTACTATGAGCGTATTCAAAATTAAGGAAGTCATTCGATTCACTGGTAATGACCTAAAGGCCATGGGTGAGGATCTTGCCTTTACCCATATATCACAGGCAAAAGATGGTATTGATGCCACTGGTAAACCATTTGCCGTTTATACACCGGCATACGCCAAACGTAAAGCGCAACGTAAGGCCGGCAAGAATCAAGTCAGTACTAATATCAATCCGCCGGACCTCACATTGACCGGGACCATGTGGAGAGAATTCAAGTATCTGAGCAGCAGTGTTAGCGATGAGCTGCATATCAATTATGGTATCAATGACCCGGAACAAGCTCAGAAGATGATATCTCTACAAAAAGGTCGTTTTGGTAAACCAGGTCGCAAAAGCCGGGTGACCATGCGCAAGGACAAAGCTAGGGTCGTGGCGCGACATCAAAAGGTTGGTCCAGAGGTAGAGGAGCGCATTGCATTATTATTTGCAAGAAATATAACAAAGAATTTGAACAGACTTACAAACCGACCAACGATCATACGAATGTAAAAGGAGGACAGCATGTCCGAAGAAGCAACCACGCAAGCGGAAGCGCCGCAGATAGCGGAAGGCACTAGATCGCCTGTTGAACCCAAAGTATCTATAGAGGTGGAACCTCAAAACCAAAACGAGCAAGCCGATGCGCAAGATGTAGGCAAGCTCGTGGCAGATAGCCGTAAGTACAGACAACGCGCACAAAAAAGTGAGTTAGAACTCGCAAAGTTGCAAAAGCAGATTGATTCTGATCGCCAAAAACAATTGGAAGA